GCACGTAAAGTAGTAAAAGGCGGCTTTGCTGCATGGGTTGTAACGCACGATTATTTTAACGAATCATCTTTTGACCAAGATTTAATTGTAGAACCTATACATGATGCGCACGATAGGGTTTGGCTTGACCCTAATGATTTAACAAATGACGGTTCAGATTCTAAATGGGGTGTGGTACTTCACTACATTACTAAAGATGCTTACGAAGACCAGTTTCCTAAAGGTAAAATGAAATCGCTAGGTACTGATTCTTGGAACAGTTCCTATTATCACAAACCAGATGCTATTACTATAGGGCATTTATACTACATTAAAGAAGAAGATGCTCAACTTTATCTTATGTCTGATGGTAAAGTTCTGCGAAGCACCGATGAAGGCGTAGAAGACGTATTAGATGATTTATTAAACCAAGGCATAACAATAGAAGATGAACGTGACGTAAAACAAAAAATATGTTGCTTTCGTATGTTTGACGCAGGCGGTTGGCTATCTAGCCCTGAAAAAACAGTATTTGATTGTGTTCCAATTGTTCCAGCGTATGGTAATTTTGAAATCACAGAAGGTAAAATTATATATCGTGGCGTAGTAGAAAAATTAATGGACATGCAAAGAGTCCACAACTACGCAGTATCACGTAACGTAGAAGAAGTAGCGTTAGCACCCCGTAAAAAGATTTTTATGACCCCCTCGCAAGCTAAAGGGCATGAAGACTCTATTCGCAGTATGAATACTAACATGAACCCCGTTCAGTTTTATAATATGGAAGGTAATACGCCTCCGCCTTACGAATCGCAAGGTAATCAAGTTAACCCTGCGTTGCAAACTATAATAGGTCAATCCGATGAAGCTATAAGCCGGTCTGCTGGGCTGTTTGCAGCTAATATGGGCGCAAATACGCAGCTACAATCAGGCGTTGCCATAGAAAAGCAGATAGACAGGGGGAATAACGGTACTTCAGTGTATTTTGAAGCTATGGAAGTCGCTATATGTAGAACGGGCGTAATTCTTAACACCGCCATACCTGTTGTTTATGATGCAACTCGTCAGGTTCGTATACTGCGTGAAGACGGCGCTATTGAAATGGCTATTATGAATCAAGTCGTAGTAGACCAACAAACTGGCGAACAGTTTTTATTAAACGACCTAAGCCAAGGTAAATATGACGTAGTGTGCGATATTGGCGCTTCGTATAAAAATCGCCAGCAAGAATCCTCAGAAATGTTTCTTAGGGCAATGGAACGTGACCCAAGTTTGATACAAACAGCCGGCGATATATGGATGAACAACATAAACGCTGTAGGTTTTGACAAAATAGCTGCAAGATTGCGTGGTCAAGCCATGCAAAACGGTGTTATTCCATTTGACCAAATGACCGAAGAAGAATTAGCAGAGGAGCAAGAACGTTCTCAAGAGCCAGAACAACCTAGTGTTGAACAGATAGCAATGGAAATCGAGCAGATGAAAGCGCAAACAGAGCAGATGCGTGAACAAAACCTTGGACAGCTACACCAGATAAAAATGCAAGAGTTACAGGTTAAGTATCAACTTGACCAAGAAAAAACTGAAAGTAAGCTAGCCGTAGATTCAGCTAAAATACAACAGACGCAACAGCGTATAGACCAAGAAGGCAGTAAAGTAGCATTGCAAGCCCAACGTGACCAGTCAGATATGATGATACGTATGATGGAACTGCAAATGAAAGAAATTACTACGCTATCAAATGCGATGGCGCAGATAAAAAATGCCATAGGCGCAGACGTGATAATGTCACCAACAGCGACTCAAGCATACGAGGAATCAGCTATAAATCTTACTGATTCATTAGAAAAGTAGATTTTTTAATCATATAAAGCTAGTATAGTGTTTAAACGTGGTTAGAATATACGTTAATAGTATGGCGACTTGAGCCACAATCAAGGCGACCTGTAAGGGGTAAAAATGTTAGACGAGAATGAAGTAGACCTGCAAAGCGAACCCACAATCGAGCCTTTAGAGGCAGAATTTGAGGAAGTAGTAGAGGCTGCCGATGAACAGCCAGCGGATTCAGAACCCGATAGTGATACCGAACACGAAGAAAAAGCCGGACATACTAATGAACCTACCAATCCTAAAATTGAAGAAAGAATTGGTGAGTTAACTAGAAAACGTCGTGAAGCGGAAAGATTAGCAGACCAGCGGCAGGAAGAACTTGTACGTTTGCAAAGTCATATACTTGACCAGCAAGAACCTAATATTCCTGAGTTACCTGACCCTGATATGGTTAGCGACAGGGAATTTAATGCCGCAGTAATGCAGCGTGACCAAGCGGTTCAGCAACGAGTATCATGGGAACAGCAAAAACAACAATTTTCTCAGCAGCAGCAGTATGGCAATCAACAGCAACAGTTGGCGCAGCAGCAACACATTGCAACAGTAGCTCAAGTTTATACGGAACGTGCCACAAAAATGGGTATTTCTACCGAGCAGCTAACAAAAGCAAGCCAAGTTATAAGCCAAGTAGGTTTAAACGAAGCGGTTGCGATGCACATTTTACAAGATGAAAAAGGCGCAGCTATTACGGCCTATCTTGGAAATAACATCAACGAGTTAATGGAAATTGCATATGCTAGTCCAATACAAGCGGCAATGTATATTGAACAGAAAGTAAAGCCAAAACTGGCTATTACTAATCGTAAATCTAACGCTCCGCGCCCCCCTTCAAAAATAAAAGGTGGGACACCAAGTAAAAGGGATAAATACCCCCTTACTGGTGGCAGAGCAACTTTTGAATAAGGTAATTCATCATGGCTAACAATTTTAACTCCAATACAGTCGAAGACCTAGCACGAATTTTTCTAGAAAAATTTGAAGCTAGTCGCGTCGTAACTAAAACTATTGACACTCAATTAATCCAAGGTCGGTTTACCCCGCGAACTGGCGGTGAAGTAGCAGTAAAACGTCCTCACGATTACAACGAAATTAGCACCACAAACGGTGATATTTCAGCATCTACTAAATCGGATATTATATCTGGTAAAGCAACTGCTACCGTTCAGAACTACATCACTGTAGCTACTGAGTGGGAAAATATCGAAGAAGCTCTTGAATCTGATCAATTAGACTCAATTCTTGCTCCTATGGCTACTCGCGTTGTTACGTCACTAGAAACACGCCTAGCAGCGTATATGCGTAAGAACTGTAACCTTTCAGTTGGTAATCCTGATAACGCTGTTGATGCGTGGTCTGACGTTGCTTACGCAGGTGCTTTAATGCAATCTATCGGTGTACCGATGGACAATGATATTTCATACCTAATGAACCCGTATACCACTACTGCCCTAGCAGACGCGCAAGCAGGTTTAAACGCTAGCGATTCTCTAGTTAAAACAGCGTGGGAACGCGCACAAATTAGTTCTAGCTTTGGTGGCATGAGAGCAATTGGTTGTAACACATTATCAACTGTTGCAGATAACGCTAACCTTACTGATCGTGCTGGTATTGTTGCTTCTAACCCAATCGTTACATACGTTGGCGCTAAAGACACCATGACTCAAGCAATAGCGGTTTCTGGTATGACTACTGCGGGCGTTATTACAGCGGGTTCTATTGTTGAAATAACAGGTCGTTACTATCTTAACCAGTCTACTCGTTTACCTTTCGTAGATAATACGGGTTCTCAGGTTAAATTCCGTGGTGTAGTTACAGAAGATGTAACACTATCGGGCGGTGCAGGTACAATTATCATAGCTGGTGCAGGTATAAGCGAAACTAACGGTCAGTACAACAACATTAGTGCGCCTATCGTTACTAATGATGTAATTACTGTACTCGGTACTGCTGGTTACACTGCTCAACCTAACTTGTTTTTCCATAAGCAAGCGTTTGGTATGGCTACTGTTAAGCTACCTAAGTTGTACAGCACTGATACTGTTGCTACTACAGAAGACGGATTTTCAATTCGTGTTTCTAAGTACGCAGACGGTGATGCTAACACGCAGAAAATTCGTTTTGATTTGCTACCAGCATTCGTTACGTTTAATCCTTTCTTCGCTGGATTAGGCTACGGCTCTTAAGTCTCCAAGCAAGTTTGCCCCCTTTTAGGGGGCTTTTTTTAATTGTGAGAGAAACATGAAAAAAATTAAAATGTACAAATCAGAAGGTCGTGAAATAGAAATTAACGACGCCGAAGATGCTGCAAAAACAATGATGTTAGATGGGTGGCGTTTATCTCCTGTGGAAGAAACAAAAGCTAAAGCACCAAGACGAAAAAAACCATTAGCTAAAGAGGTGTAAATTATGGCCGTAACGTTAGCAAAGCAAGCTATTGCAGCAGCACACAAGCTATATAAAGCTAAAAAAGCACTAGACAAAGTTAAAAAAGCTCAAAAAGACGCCGACAAAGCTGCTAAAACTATTAAAAAAGTTAAATCTAAACCAGTGGATAAAGTAGGTTCTAAGGCAGAGCAGAGTGTTCAAAAAATGAACTCTCAACGTACTAGAGATAGCACAGTTAAAAAAGGCGTAAAGAAAGAGGCTTTAAGAAAAGCCGACGAAGAATTTAAAAAAGTAGGGGCTTTTAAGGGTTTATCTAAGTACCCTGCGCGAGATGTTTCAAATCGTATAAACAACCCTAAACTACAAAATAAGATTAAAGCCAAAAGAACGCAACGCGAACTTAAATCTGTAGAAAAACGCCGGAAGCGAGAAAATAAAACAAGCTCCGGTACAAAGTATACTGTGGAGTAAATTATGAAATCTTATGATTACGGTGTATCGGGGTTAAATGTAGATTTTGAAGATGCTTTAAAAGTCAAAGCTAAACGTGATGCAAGTAAAGCTAAAAAGAAAAAAGAAAAAGACGCCATAGAAAAAGCTAAAAAGAAACTAGCCGCCGACGTTAAAAAGAAAATAAAACCCCCTAAAAAAGTTAAACTACCTAATTTTTCAGTAGGTACGTTGGAGTAAAACCATGCCAGAAACAGCGGGAGCAATTATTCGTGACGCTTTAACTGAACTTACGGTACAAGCGCAAGAACAGACTCTACCAGCAGTTGATTTAAACACCGGCATACGGTATTTAAACAGGATGATGGCGGCATATGACGCTGTGGGTGTAAAATTAGGCTATACTAAAGTTAATTCACCTAATGACGTTGTAACAGTTCCAGAAGGTGTTAATGAGGGTATGGTGTTTAATTTAGCTATGCGACTTGCAAGCGGTTATGACATCCCTGTTAGCCAATCTTTAGTTAGGTCAGCTAATGAATCCTTAAAAACAATGGAAATAATAGGCGTTAAAATTGGAAACTCCAATTTTGGCGGTACTTTACCAATAGGCAGCGGAAACGAAGGGTCAAGCGGTAGCTATTTAAGAAACCCGTTTTATCCAGATTGTTGCGAAGATATTAATGAGTGCTAAAAATGGGCTGTAAAACTATACCTGAACAACTAGCGGTAGCTTTAGGAAAAAGCACCGTAAATAACTCGGATACTTTCCCCGTTGTTACAAATGACACGCTTTATAGGGTGACTATTGGTGATTTATCTACTTCTTTAGGGCTTACTGGCGCTATAACAGGTTTAAACGCTGGCGGAGCAACTCCGGTACTTACAGGTGTATCACCAAGTTACAGTATTAGGGGTGTAGTAGGGGAGCAAGGTATCAGTACCAGCGTAAACCCCAGCGGTTCTATAACTCTATCAGGCCAGTTTAATAATGCCGGTAATACAAATGATGGCGCGGAGCTTATTAAAAACCGTACAGCCGCAGTTATTGAGTTTAGACGTCTTTTTGCAGGGCGAGGAATATCCATAACTCAAGAATCTGATAAAATTATAATTGATAACTCAGAAGTTTCTTTATCTAACAATACAAGAATAATTAGCTCACTGTCAGATTTCCCAACACCCGTAGCTGGCGTTATAACGCTGCAAGACAATATCAATTATTTTTTAACCGCCGATATTTCAACGAGCAACAGGTTTGTACTTGGCACTAATACTGTTGTAAGCGCAGCCGATAGTTTTAATACAACACTAACGTACACTGGAACGGGTGATATGTTCACGTTTTCCAACGGTCTTGCGGGTGTTAAAGAAATTGGAATTAATTGCGCAAACGGTACTTTTTTAAATACCGCCGCAGTAGCAACAGGTAATTTATTGCTAAGATGGATTTTGTTTTATCAAGTCAAAAATTTAGGTAGTTTAAATTCTCCCGCAACTGGCATTTATAATGTTTTTATACAGTCACACACAGGCCAAGGGTTTACAGTTGGTGCAGTAGCCAATAGACGTTTAAATATAGATTCATTTACTGTGCAATCCACAACAAATGCAACATCAATTTTTGCTGACTTAGGGTCTGCAACTTTTACATCTTTAAACATTGCAAACGTTAACATTGCAAGCAGCGTGGCAGGCCAAAAGTTTTTAAAGGGTGCGGCATCTGGCGCTAATTTAGTAGCGGGTGTGATTGGTTTTATTTCTCACAATACAATTACTGGTGGCATGATTGGTTTAGACACTGTAACTGTAAATGATGCAGGTTGGGACTTTCAAAACAACAACAAAATATCTGACACACGACCAGTTGCGCTTACCTATTTAAACTCTTCGGCAACTACAGCAATATCAACTGTAAATACTCCGGTTGTTGTTAACGGGTCTTTTACGGCTGTTGAGGCATCTTTGTTCACTACAAATGTAAACGGTAGGATTACGTACAATGGTGTCAGACAACATAATTCAGATATAACAGCATCAATAACATTTAAAAGTGCTTCAGGCACACATGATTTTACATTTTATACTGCTAAAAACGGTGTGGTTATTTCAGGGTCGGGAGTTATGCAAGAAGTTACTGCAACAACAACTGCAAACGTGTCTTTGATTTGGGATTTACCATTAAATACAAATGATTACGTTGAAATTTGGGTTGAAAATAATGATAATTCTAATAATGTTACGATTGAAAATATAGTTTATAGGATCAAATAAATGGCTAACGTTACGATTGACGTGGGGAACGGATACTACGAATCAGATTCATTGCCGTTTGCTAATCAACGATGTGTCAATCTTTACCCTAACTACCCGCAAGCTCCTGCGTTATCAAGCACTAGTTTATTTGAAGTGCAAGGTATTGAAGAAGTGTTAACGACTAGTCGTAATGCAGCAGATTCAAATCGAGGGTCGTGGGTGTTTAATGCGGTTCCTTTTTTTGTTAATGGAGATTTTCTATATCGTTTAGACCGCTCAGTAGGTTTTGGTGGCGCAGTTAGCTATAAAATAGTAACTTTAGGGGAAATAGAAGGTACGGGCGCGGTTTCTATGTCCGATAACGGGCGTCAATTAATAATTATAGACAGCGAAGGTAATGGACATATATACCAACCTACCGCAAATCCTCAATTACAAAGTATTACTGACGCAGGGTTTCAAGCTAACGGTATTCCTAAACGTGTCGTATTTATAGATTCATATTTTATAGTTACTACAAACCAGAAAAAAGCTATTATTTCCGCTCCTAACGACGGCACTGATTGGAACGCGCTTGATTTTATAAGCGCCGAAGCTGACCCTGACGAAATAGTAGCGCCATTTGTATTTAAAAATCAACTATATTTATTAGGTGCTGAAACTACAGAAACCTACCGTAATATAGGTGGAGCGGGCGTTCCTTTCCAGCGTATAAACGGGTTTGTTTTATCTCAGGGTTGTATAGCTCCAAATTCTGTACAGTCAATAGGTAATAAAGTTTTATGGGTTGGCAATGGGGCTAATGAACAGCCTGTAATATGGTTGTTTAATGGTTCAGAACCCCAAAAAATAAGCTCCACAGCTATAGATACTAAAATACATGAGTTATCGGAAGAAGAAGTTTCTAATATATATAGTTGGTCATATTCTTTACGGGGGCATGAATTTATAGCTTTTACAGCTAGTAATTGGACTTTTATATTTGATACGGCTACAACTAAATGGCATGAAAGGGAAAGTGAAACTAGGGATACTAGAGGATTTAGAATAACAAAACCATGCCGTATTCGTACAGTCGTAAGTGCGTATAATGAATTGCTTGTAGGTGATTCTGAAGATGGTCGGATAGGTTTAATAAAAGCAGGCGTTTACAAAGAATATGACGAGCCGTTAATTAGCTTTTTTACTACGTCGCCACTGTATGATATGGGGAATAGCTTTAGCCTACCTAGCATAGAAGTTTTATGCGATTCTGGAGTTGGAAATTCTGATGCGCCTAACCCTGAAATTAGATTAGAAGTTAGTAGGGACGGGGCGGTATTTGAAAACCCTAGAACGCGCTATCTAGGTGCTGTAGGCGATAGAAAAATACGCCAGATATGGTATAAAAACGGGCGCGTAAGCAGGTATTGCATATTTAAAGTTACGGTTAGCGACTTTGTAAAAAGACGTTTTTTTGGCATGGAACTTACGTATAAACGGGGGCTTGGTAGTGGGCAAGGTTAGCGGTTTACCAAAGACACGTATTTTTTTTGATGATTACGGGCTTTTAAATACTGAAGGGCGTGTAGCACAAGAAGAAATAGAAGCTAGAATCCCAATTACCGGAGATGGAACTCCAGAAGCTATAATAGAAGCTGAAGCTGGCGCTACATATTATGATTTATCCGCCGGCACAGGCGCTATAATATACATAAAAACGGCGCAAGCCGTAAACGGTGATAGGACAAAAGGATGGATATTAGCGTAGAACGTATTTTTGATAAAGAAACTATAACAAAGTGCATAATACCATTATTTGATGATATCGTTGAAGATGGTACAGGCATAAACGCTTTAGACGGTTATGTTGACGTGTTAAAAGATTTGTGGGTTTCTATACACGCAGGGGTTGATCTAGTAGGTGTTGTACAATTTAAACCTTACAACAGAACTATGTTAGAAATTCACCCGTTTATACAAAAGCCGTTTAGAAAATATAGTGAAAAAGCTGGAAAAGCGTCTTTAAAGTATGCTAGCACTCACGCGCCTAAAATGTATAATAGCATCATAACTAACATACCGGCGTCTAAACGCTACGCATCCTTATTTGCACGTAAAATAGGGTTTAAAGAAATAGGCCGTTATAAAGACGGGTTTTTTAAAGATGAGGCGCACTGCGACATGGTGTTGTTTCAACGAGGTATATTCTAATGAGTGCAATAACAGACGCAGTTTTTGGGGGTAGCGCAAAAGACGCTTCTAAAGCGCAAATAGCAGCAACCGAAAAAGGTATGGTAGAGTATAAAAAAGGTATTGCGGACGCAAAAACCGACATTAATAAATACTCTGGACAAGCTACTGATTCTCGATTACAGCGGACGCAACAAGCTTTTGATGTTATGGGGCAGGGGTTTACCCCCGCTTTAGATACTATGAATCAAGGCAATATGCAAGCCCAGCAAACTTTATCTGGGGCAGCGCCACAAATGCAAAATGCTATTCTCGGTAACGCCGTAGACTACAGTAGTTTACAGCCACAAGGGATAAACTTTGACGCACAATCGTTTTTAGGTGGTATGCCTAGCGTATACGACCCAAACACAAATTCTACTCAGCAACCCCCAGCTACACCGCAGCCTCCATCAAATTTTGACATTTTTAGTGAAGCAAACAACTTACCAACTTCGCAGCCTGCGCCTCCAGAAATTTTAAACAATATTTTAAACCCTTATCAGCCATCAAATTATAACAATTTATTAACTAATGGTACTGCTGCAATGGGTGGCGGGTTCCAGCAATCTCCAAATTATGCTGATTTACCAATGGGTGGTGGAATGGGTGGCGGTGGAATAGGTGGTGGGGGTGGTAGTGCTAGCGGAATAGGAATGGGTGGTGGGATGGGTGGTGGAAGTTCTCTTAACGGTTATCGCGGTAACTACGATTCAATACAACCAAGCACATTACCGTATAACCCAACAACGTTTACCGCACGATAATTAAACGACTTATTAGGATAAAACTATGTCTGCATTACCACAAAGAGGCCAACGAGGTTATACCGGCAATATGCCTTCACCAACAAATATGATGCGCCAGCCTAACCAAATGCCGCCACGCGGAATGCAAAATGACGCAAATTTAAACAGGCCACAAATTGGGCAGCAATCTCCAAACTATGCTGATTTGCCGAGGGTGGGTAGCACCCCCCCTGCGCAATTCCAGCAATCTCCAAATTATGCTGATTTACCAATTTCTAGAAGCCCAATAGCTCAAACTCAACCGCAGCCTACTCAGCAATATGGGCTAGGCGGTAGTGAAGCCGCGTTACAGGGCGCTTTAGGTGGGGGTTTAAACATACTACAACAAACTACGGGCGATGCATTAGGACAGCTTGGTGGTGCTAACAACCAAATAAATAATTACTTAGGTCAAGGGCAGCAAACTATTCAAAACGGTTTAAACCAAGGACGTAACGATATTACTGGCGCGTTTGGGCAATCTCAACAAATGTTAGGCCAAGGTGTAGGTATGCTAGGTCAATCAGGGCAGACGGGAGCGGGGCAGATACAATCTGGCGTAGACCAAGGCATGGGGGCATTAAGACAAGGGGTTGGCGCATTAGGCCAAGCAGGACAATTTGCTCAAGGGGCTTTAAATAACGCAGGGCAACAGGGCATGGGCGCTCTAGACCGAGGCTTTCAACAAGGTATGGGGGCATTAGGGCAAGGCGTAGACATGTTAGGTCGGTCAGGCCAACAAGGGCGAAGCGACTTAATGGCTGGAAACCAACAAGGCATGGGGGCTTTAGATCAAGGCTTTCAACAAGGTATGGGGGCATTAGGGCAAGGCTTGCAACAGGGCATAGGTGCTTTAGACCAAGGTGTAGGTATGCTAGGTCAATCAGGGCAATATGCTCAAAACGCGCTTAATCAAGCCGGTCAACAAGGAATAGGAACTATAGGGCAAGGTTTAAACCAAGCTAGGAACGATATAGGGCAAGGCGTAGGAGCTTTAGGACAGGCTGGCGGACAGGCTCAAAATTACTTAGCTAATGCTTCTGGTCAAGGTTTTGGACAATTATCGTTAGCTAATCAACAACTATCGCAGCGTTTAAACGCTGGCGGTCAAATGGCACAAGACGCAACAAATCAAGGTTTAGGGCAGTTAGGTAACGCTAATACGGCTTTACAACAGGCGGGGGGTCAGGGTGTAAATGCGTTAGGCCAGTCGCAGCAGCAAGCGCAAAGTATGGTAGCGCAAGGACAAAACCAACTATCCAGCGGTGCTGCTCAAGCCAATAAACAGTTACAAGCAGCAGGGCAAGCTGGTACAGCACAATTTGAAAATGCGCAGCGATTATTATCAGGCTCTCAACAAGCTGTGCAGTCGCAACTTGCAAACGCGCAAGGGCAAGCAGGCCAGCAATTACAACAAGGCGCATCCACCATAACAGCGGGAGCATTGGAAGGGCAAGGGCAATTATCTCAAGCGCAGCAGCAAGCCGCAGCACAGTTAGGGCAGGGGCAGGCGGTTATAAATCAAGCAACGCAAACAGGTTTAAACGCTATACAAAGCGGTTCGCAGTTAGCTCAGAATCAGCTAGGGCAAGGACAGCAAGCTATAACTAAAGGCCAACAACAAGGCCAACAATCATTGCAGCAGGGTGCGCAAGCTATAACTAGTGGGCAAGAACAAGCGCTAAACCAGTTAAACCAAGGGTTTGACCAAGCACGTCAAGATGTTGACCCCTATACGCAAGGCGGTTCGCAAGCTAACCAGCAACAGGCAGCTTTATCAGGTGCTTTAGGTGGTGACGCTCAGAAACAAGCTATGGACGCCACACTTAATTCTCCAGAATTTGATTTTATTCGTGAACAGGGTAGGAGAGAATTATTAGCTAACGCAGCCGCTACAGGTGGCTTAGGGGGTGGTGAAGTACAGCGGGATTTAGCCAGATTTGGGCAAGGGCTTGCATCTCAACAATTAGGGGCGTCGTTTGACCGTCTAGGAAGTGTTGCAGGGCGTGGGCAGCAAGCCGCTTCACAATTAGCCGGTTTATCAGGACAGCAAGGGCAAGCGGCATCTGGGCTTATAGGGCAAATGGCGGGGCAACAAGCTAATTTATCAGGGCAGGGCGCATCATTGGCGCAGCAAGCCGCTAGCCAAAGTGCTAATTTATCGCAATCTGGTGCTAATTTATCGCAATCGTCAGGGGACACGGCTGCTAATTTATTGCAAAGTGGGGCAGGTCAGCAGGCGCAATTATCAGGGCAGGGCGCTAGTACCGCAGCACAATTAGGGCAAGCAGGTGCTAATTTAGCGGCGCAAGCAGGTACAAACGCAGGGAACTTAATAGGACGCGGGGCTGATATAACTGCTCAATTAGGCGGGCAGGGTGCTTCTCTAGCGCAAGCGTCAGCAGCGCAACAAGCGCAATTAGGTGGGCAGGCGGGGCAGCTATTAGGGCAATTAGGGCAAGCGGGCGCAGGTATAACCGCCGATTCCGCAGGAAGGCAGGCGTCACTCTCGCAAGCCGGTGCTAACATAGCGCAGCAGGGCGGGCAGAACATATCTAACCTCATGCAAAATGTAGCCGGTCAGCAAGCTAACGTATTTGGGCAGGGGGCAGGTTTATTAGGGCAGTTAGGCCAAACTCAAGCTGGCATTCAGCAAGCTGGGGCAGGGATGCAGGCACAATTAGGGCAGGCTGGCGCTAACCTTTCTGGGCAGTTAGGGCAGGCGCAAGCAGGAACAGCCGGTGATATTGCAAGGTCGCAAAGCGGTTTATACGGTCAACTAGCAGGCGCTACAGGGCAAGCAAGTCAAGCTCAAGCTAATTTGTTAGGTCAGGTTGGGCAAGCTCAAGCAGGCGCGGCGACAGACATAGCCAGAGCGCAAAGCGGGCTTATGGGTCAGGGCGCTAACTTGGCAGGCCAGACGGCACAAAGTCAAGCTAACTTGGCAGGCCAAACGGCACAAAGTCAAGCTAACTTGGCAGGCCAAACAAGCCAAGCTTTAGCCGGTAATGCTGCTGATATAGCCAGAGCGCAAAGTGGGCTTATGGGTCAAGGCGCTAACTTGGCAGGCCAAACGGCACAGGGTCAAGCTAGCCTAGCAGGCCAGATGGGGCAAGCTCAAGCAGGAGCAGCAGCAGATATAGCTAGAGCGCAAAGTGGTTTATACGGGCAAGGTGCAGGGATGGCGGCGCAGGCTGGTCAATCTCAAGCTAATTTAGGGTCTAATATAGCTGGGCAGCAAGCTAACCTTATGGGGCAAGGTTCTGGGCAAGCTATGCAAGCTGGGCAAGCGTTAGGCGGTTTAAGTGCTAATGCGGCTAACGCGCAGAGCGGTCTATACGGTCAGCAAGCAAATTTAGCTGGTCAGCTAGGTGGGCAGGCAGCTAATATTATGGCTGGCGCAGGACAGCAGGGCGCTAACATGACAGGTAGCATAGGGCAGCAAGTAGCAAGTGATAGAATGCAAGCAGGTCGTGACATAGCCGGTCAATACCAAAATACGGCTAATCAAATGGCTAACTATCAAAACCAGTTAGGTCAAAATTATAGTAGTCAAATTGGCTCATTTAGCAATAACTTAGCTAATATGCTAAGTGGCTTAGGTGGTGGGGAAGCAGGACAGAACATGCAATTAGCGCAATTAATGGCTAATTTAGGTGTCGGTCAGGGTACTCAACTTTCTAATATGAACAGCGATATGGGGGCAGCTAGAGCAGCAGGAATTACTGGGCAAGCCAATGCTATTAACAATACACTAGGGACGGGCATATCAGCCGCTATGATGATGTCAGATAGACGTTTAAAAACAGACATACAAAAGCAAGGTGATTTCCGTGGCTTACCATTTTATGAATGGAAATGGAAAGATATAAGTGGGCTGGCAGGTAAAGGGTTCGGATTTATGTCCGATGAAGTTAAAAAATTAGTACCTACTGCGGTAGTTCGCGGGGCAGACGGTTACGACCGAGTAAATTACGGTGAGGTTTTCAATGGCTTATAATTACAACGTATCAGGTTTAAACGTAGATTTTGGCGCTTTAATGGCGCAGAAAGCTAGAAAAGAAGCCTACGAAGAAGAAAAAGAATCGTCGCGGCTGGCTAGGGAAAGGGAACTAAAATATAGTAACTTGTATAATGAGTATGAAAAAACTAAAAACCCTACCTTGCTGCGTAGTATGTCGCGTTTAAACCCCGTACAAACCAAACAAATTTTAGATATAGATGAAAAATTAGGTGAGCAAGAAAAAGCAAGTTTGTCTAGCGGAATAATTGAGTCTAAAGCAAATTTTACGGCGGGTAATGTAAAACAGAGTAGGCAATTTTGGCTAGATAGAGGCCAAATTTTAAGTGAAAATAACTCGGACTCTAGTTTTACTGCGCCAATAATAGAAGCCGCCTTAAATGGCACTGATGAAGAATTTGAAAAAGTGCTTAATATTGGTTTTAATACTGCTAAAACGATGGGTGTAATACCCCAAGGTGATGATGAAGAAATAGGCGATTATTTTGACGATGATGGTAACGAGTATAGTAGGTTTTACAATAAAACTTACGGGGTTACTAACGACGTACTTACTGGTAGAACACTGGAAAGTATTGAAAAAGAAAATATTCTTAAAAACGCCGGAAAAACTAAAGCTGGTCGTCCTGCTGACAGTAGAGACCTTAACAAAGAACTAAGCGTAATGCGTAGTAAATACATAGAAAATTCTAGTACTACAAACGCTAGGGCATCGCAGGCGGCTAACATAGCAACTCAATTAAAGGAACAATTAAAAAATGGCATTCCTACCGAGCGTAGCGGGACAGTAGGTAAAGTTTTTGACCAAGTTCTTGGTTTAGTGGGTAAAGAAGACGCATTAACTTTCTTACGAACTGAAACTAAAAACTTACTTGCGAACGAGTTAGTATCTATGCTACCTAAAGGCGCGGCATCTGATAGAGATGTGGCAATAATGGCGGCGGCGTTACCTGACGCATACGCTAACCCTGACCAACTTTTTAAATGGTTAGGGGCGTATGATCGCGTTAGTAAAAAACTAGCTGACGCATCAATGTTAAAAGCTGAATGGATAGAAACTACAGGAAGCGGGATAGTATCTCCAGTAGATACTAATATGCGCGGGATAAAAGTTGATGTTGGAACTAGGTTTGACCAATTCTATAAACGGTATGAAAACAAACAAGAAAAAGAGCGTAGGGAAGCGGAAAAAAGAGAAACCGATTTAGGTAATCTGTTCGGTACATCTTCTGGGGTATCTACGGAAGTATCTTCTGGGGTATCTACGGAAGTATCTGCTAGGGCTATGGCGGAGTACGGTATAGAACTATGAATACTATAGATGAGTATAAAGCCGCACTCGCTAAGTCAATCGTTAGAAACGATAAGGTAATGAGTGACAAAATAGCTAATAAAATACGGGAGCTTGAAGCCGCACCCGCACCCGCACCGACTCCGACTCCGGCATCAACACCCGCACCCGCACCCGCACAGCAAGATTTACTTAATGTAATACCCAAGCGGGAACAACGCCCTATGCCAATCGCGGGGAGGCAAAATCTTTTTAGTGAAGTTGCAAACGCTGGTATAGACGCTGTTGAAGGGGTAGTAGGGGGTCTAGACGCAGGGCAAGCATTTGGTAGGGATATTGCAGGGAGTTTAGGCTCGGCAGTGTATCAAATGCAGCAGGGGTTCCTAAAAAAACTTGGTGTTTATGATGGTAAAGCTTTAAATGTACAAGATGAATTACTCTTAAAAGGTGCGGAAGATGTTAAAAAGTTTTTAACGGCTGAAGTATTCACAGAAGAAGGGCAAGAATTTAAAAGCGCGCTATCTGAGTACATGATGAGTAATATACAAGGTACGCCTATAGAGGACGGCATGAATTTTATAGGTGAAAAAGCCGAAGAATTTAAAGAGTTTTTAACTGACGCAACAGGGTCAGAAGTATATGCTAACGCTATCTTAGGAGGTGGGGAACTTGGCGCAGCCGCACTTGGTGCTTCACTTGCAACTAAAGGTTACAAAGTAGGTAAAGATGCTACGTTTAGGGATGTACGAGAAACCGCAATACGTTTAGACAACAACGTATTTAACGTAGATAAAATGAAAGAGCTAACAGACATTGCGTATAAAGAACTTGGAAATGTAGATGTTAAACAAGGTACTTTTACCAAAGCTATAAACTATGCGACGAATAATATGCCAGAGTCGGATGTAGCAGGTATATCATCATTTATAGAAACAGAACTTAAAAAACTAAATACCGCCAATAAAATAAGGTTGAAAAAGTTCGGTTCAAATTACAACGAACGTTTTAGCGATATAACTAACTTTCAACGTGCTTTAGAAACGCGAGCGCAAAGTATCGGCAATGGTAACGAAGCTTACGCTTTAAATAATATGGCGCAAAATTTAGATACTTTTATGTTTGATACAAATTTTATAGATTTTAAAAAGTTTGGTTACTCAGACATAGGGAAGGACAACGCCAAAAAATTAAAAGCTAACGCGCAGCGGTTATCGGGGCAGGTAATACGGACTCGGCAGATACGTAATGCCTTAAATAATGCGGCCAGTTCTACAGGTAGAGCTGTTAAAAATTATCAAACTGAAATGGAAAAAATACTTAAAGACCCCAGTAAGAATAGATTTTACACTCTCCGTGAACGGGAAATAATGAAGGATATAGTTGGTGGTGCGCCCTTACGTGCGGATGGTAAGTTGCCAGACGAAAAAGTTACAGGGGAGAGATATGATAAAAGTGATGCGGCTATGCAAAAAAGCGATGCACGTAGGGAGGAATCAAGTAATTACGTTAGGTCTTTTGGGGCGTTTGCTAATGAGGGGGATGGAAATTTAGTGTTTCTAGCTAAATTAGGGCGCGCTGTAAATACAACGTTTAGACAAGTTGCTTCCGTACAACCCGCTCGTTTTATAGAGGGTTTATACAAACGCCGCAAACAAAATTTTGGAAAAGCTTACACTAGTTTAGCAAACCAAGTTTTAGCTGGAAAAAACGGCCAAGAAATTATTATGCGGTATTTAAAAGCAGTGCCAATAAAAAAACGGGATATGAAAGAACTTGGCGAATTACTTGCTATGGGCGATATTGATTTGCAAAATATAAAAGTTGAAAAATTAACATCGAAAATACAAAAAGAATCTGTAGAATACGCTCGCGGATTACGTGTTTTAGGTGCTGCGTTTGGGCAAGAAGCTGCTACTTTAGGGTCGCCTCCGCAGGACGAAGAAGAAGAAAATAAACGTAACACGCCGAGCTATAACGAACGGTATATGCAACTCGAAAGACAAATGAGGTAATGAAATGAGCAGATTTACTAACCCAATACCGCAGTTTATCCTAGAGAATGGCGATTTAGCGGCTGGCGGAACTTTATCACTTTATGAAAGTGGTACAAACGTACTATTAAGTATATACGCTGACGTAAACGAAAGTACGCCTATTGCTAACCCCGTCACTCTTGGAAGCAGGGGTGAAGTACCTAATATTTTTTATAGTTTGTCGGCTAGGGCTGTGGTAGATGATGCGGCAGGCAACCAAATTTTTGACGTAGACCCTGTAGGTGGTACTACCGCTAGCGGGGCTTACCAAATATGGGACAGCAATGTTGTTTATAGTGTTAACGATATTGTTTTTGGTAGTAATAGCGAACCGTATATATCACTTACAAACCAAAACGAAGGTAATGACCCTACTTTAGACGCTGGTAATAACCAGTTTTGGACAGAGTTACTTGAAATAAAATATTGGAATGCCCAAGAAATTTACGCTGTTAACAGTTTAACTTTCGAGAGTGGTGTTATATACCGAAGTACCATAGCATCTAACGCAGGAAATCAACCGTCAACAGACGGCGCGAATAATTGGGTTAGTATAGCTGATGCCGCCGTCGTAGTGTACGACAACACATCATCAGGGCTACTAGCAGTTACAGGGCAATCGGCCATTGATGAAATTGTAGCACTCATTAACAATTTGCCTAGTTCTGTAGTGTATAGAGGTCAGTTGGATGTATCTGCTGGAAATTCAGCTTTACCAGCAGCTCCACAAAATGGTGATTTATACGTTATTGCGGTTGGCGGCACTATTACTGTTTCAACTGCCGGAGCAACACCTGTTTTAACTGCTGTAAATGTCGGTGAGCAAATTATTTACAACGGAGATGATTCGCAGTGGGATTTGATATCATCTGTGCAGCAAGCTGCAACTGTCAGCTACAATAATGCAGCCAGCGGCTTATCAGCAACTAACGTGCAAAATGCAATTGATGAAGTTGAGGGGCGAATTGATACGACTGAAACCAATATTGTTAATAATGACAATGACATTGCAACTAACGCTGGGAATATATCGGCGAACGCTAACAATATAGTCACCAACGCCAGCAACATAATCAACAACGCCAGTAATATAGCGGCCAATACTAGTAATATAGCGACTAACACCAGCGGGATAGCGACTAACACCAGTAATATAGCGGCCAATACTAGTAATATAGCGACTAACACCAGCGGGATAGCGACTA